CTTGTGCATAATGCTCAGGACTTTGTATCAACTGATACACGGTCATGTTCAATAGATCTATTTTGAAGTAGCCCAGTTGTTCAGCTGTTTCATAGTCTATGGCCGCACAGGCATCAACAGGATCCACAGGTATATCTGTGACATACACTCCGCTGTTGTGACGTCTTGCCTGTCCTTGATGTAGTTGACGTGCCGGTGTGGCTTTGATCAACTTCAGTAACTGATCTCTATCGGCCAAGTCTATGTCAATGTCTGCACTCATTACCAACCTGCTTTCTGTAACATTTCTCTCACATATTCCTGATCAGCCACATAGTCTGAGAACTTTTTCATCCACACTTCGCTATCTATATAGGACCAAATCATGGCTATCTGGCTGGCATCTAATTCACCCAGGAACTGTTGTCCGCTTTCACAATTATACACTATCCAGGCGCTGATTCTACCTGTGGTCACGGCATAGACCACGGCATTGGTGTTGCCGTAACGCAAGCAGTCCTCGGCAGGATTGCCTGTTTGCTCTGACCAATCTATAGCAAACTCCATGGCACGAGCCAAGGCATCATTCACATTCTCCACACGCAAGTAGTCTACCAAGTATTCGGTATACATGGTATCTCGGCCCCAGTGATCAATTTTCTTGTTGTGTTTGAGCAACCATTCCATGAATCTGGCTGGATTAACAGCCCGGGTATCCACACAGTATCTACCAAATTTCACAAAGGCACGATAGTACGGACTGGCCGCAAAGTCTTCAAAGGTTTTAAGTCGGGCACTGCCCTGTGACATTTCATAAAACTTCAAGTAGGCCTGCAGTCCCAGTTGTACTCCACGCTCGTCTTGTTCTTGGAATCGCCGTTTGGGCTCGCACATGTGTACAGCCAGGCTGGTTTCTTTTGCAAAACTTTTCTTGCAATACCTACATTCGTACATTACTTTTCACGACCCAGAGCTTTGACATAGGCATCTATGTCTTTTTTGGTATTGATTTCGGCCAGGACTTCTATCTCGTCGTCTTTGAGATGCGGAAACAATTCTGACAGTTGTTTTTTAATGCTACCTGCGCCGGGTTCTTTTTTCTTGGGGGCGATCCAGGTGTGACGTTGTGTGCCCATGCCAGGACTGACTGTGGTAGCACATAACCATTGCAGTTTTGGATGTCGATTGATGGTAAAAAAATGTTTATTGAGTCGCTCATTGGTTGCTATCAGATAAAACTCCTGCAGGTCTCTGCCACCTTGTACACTTGATCCATAGCGGATCATAAGGAAGTTGCTGAACTTTTTGCGTTCGTCGACAGTAAGGTCATCGTAAAACGTTCGATCCTTGCGGTCAAACACAGCCATTTCGTTGTTGATACTGAGCTTGTCCACTACCAGGCCTTGTTGTAGTCTAACACTTCGCAGTTCCTGCTGATGTCTTTGACGAAATACACACACTCGGGTTTGGCTTCTGTGCCTACTGGAACACACAGCATCTGACCATTCTTGAGCTTGGGAGCATACCAAGTGACCTCTTGATAAACGTCAATGATCTCGATATCCAGGAAACTGGGCCTAAAACTGCTGAGTGGGTTGAACTGGAATGCTTTGAATCCTCTATCATTGATGGCTGTGAGTGGTAGGATTTCTAAATCGCCCAGGTCAGGTTCGCCAATCAGGATCTGCCAATCCACCGGCATCCGTACTCTATGTTCGCCTATGCGCAGGACCAAGGCCGGCGCTGTAAAACTTTCCAAGAAGATCAAGGGTATGTAATGATAATCAGGATCGGCTGGATTCGAATTGTCCAAGATTGCAAATCGCATGTCGTCTACTTCTTCGGGTAGATGATCTAATTCAAATGGTGCATTGTCTAAAGTTAATATACGCATGAATTTATTATAACAGATTTTGACACAAATGCAACCTTTACTTCCACGCCAGTTTCTCCTGTGTGAAAGGATAGTTGGCTTCCCGGTAAAAGGTCTTGCGTTTGGTAAGATGACGTTTGGCAAATCTACAAGTACTGGTCACGTCCCAGATCTGTACATGATCCTTGTCTTCGGCCTTGCGGATACCACGTCCAATACTTTGTATCACTCGCACAAAACTCTTGCCAGGTTCCACAAGAACCAGATTAAAAATCCTAGGTATATTGATACCCACCGCAGCCACGCCATAGGTGGCCACAATGATCTTGCCTGTTGCATCAGCCACTTCATCATATTCATCCTGTCTCGCCTTGGCTTTGGTTGCGCCCGATACCATGACAGCATTGTCACCTAGCCGCTCAATGATGCCTTGCCCAGCGGCAATGCGATCTACTAACACAAGAGTGTTGCCGGTGAGATTGACCTGCCGGATCAAATTGGCAATGGTATCTAATCTGCCTGGTTCTTCCAACAGGTATTTTAGCTCGCTTTGATAATTGGTAAACTCTGCATGATCTTCCAATTGCACAATGTTCACATGACATTGTGCCAACACGCCTTGGCTTTGTAGTTCGCTGGCACTGAGCTTGCCAATCACCGGGCCCAGGCTGCATTTCAATGCCTGCGACTCAAATGGTTCTTTGGGTATGGTTCCTGTGAGTCCCCAACGTAGCGGAATACGACTCATGACCCCTGTGAGCAAGGTCTTTAGTGCGTCGGCCTTGGCCATGTGAACCTCATCTACAATCACACACACTACATCTTCTAAAAACTCACCAATGGTGCAATCTCCTACTCCATTTTTTGTATTCTTTAGCAGAATATTCAGACTCTGCCAGGTACATATGGTGTGTGTGCGGCCCCATTCTTTACGATCACCAAAATAAACACCCACATCCTGTTGCATGTTGATGTAGTCTTTTTCTGTTTGCGTTACTAGACTCTTGTTGGGCACAATCACAATAGTGCGACCATATGGTGCCACAGCGTTGCTGAGTGCGGCTGTGATCACTGTCTTGCCAGCACCGGTAGCAATCTCTTGTATGCATTGTGGGTTGATCAAAAAATTGTTGATAATCTCAACTTGATAATCACGCAACTGCATGGGCTGACCTTCTAAAGGATGTCCTTTGCCCCAGGCAATGTGGCCAAATGTGTTTTCGTTTACTTGTTGGAATTCAAAACTGGTACTGTAGTCTCTCTGATCGTCCAAGTCGATGTCATAATTGAACTTTTCCAAGATAGGAATGATCTCTGACAGGAGATTTACGTAAGTGCTACCACCAAGTTGGAAATAACTAATCTTGCCGTCCCAACGGCCCAGTCTTACTGCCGGCAGGTATCTAGCGCCTGGCACATCATACTTGAAGGCATTGACCAAAGCACGTCTAGCGTCCAACTCAAGACCTTCTATCTTGATATTGACTTCGTCGCGGATTATGATTGTGGCAGTGCGCATTTGTTTATAATTTGTTGGGCAAAAAGATCAGCGAACAAAGATTGACTTTCAAACCCTGGGTGGTCATCGTTTGGCTCGATAGTATCTATCTTGAGTTGTGTCATGGGTTGATAAAGATTCAACCACTGTTGTTCTTGTATGTTGCCATAGCAAGAGTAATGCTCATGTATCATATCGTAGAGTTTAAAAATTTCATCATCATCTCTCATATCAACCTGCAACAAATCATAGGTAAACTGATCAAGATCACTTGGTAGACTTATTTGTTTTTTCTCAAAGTAGTCTTGAGACCAAGGACCAAGGCCGTTGATGAAAAATATTTTTCCTTGACGGGCCCGAACTTGCAATTCAATTAACACATTGATATATTTAACTAGATCAAGTATGTCCCAATGGTCATTGTGTATTCTAAGCAATCGATTTTTGATTTCCATTAACCATTCTTTTTTTATGGTTTCACGACCCACAATATTAACATCATCAACCAGCATGCTATCAACAGAATACAATTCCAAACCAATCTTGGCATTGAATCTAGGAATAGCTGACCATTGTACCAAAACTAAATCGTAATGATCATGCAACATGGCAGATATTGTTTCTAAAAATATCCAATGGTTATTTGATCCATTCTTGGCAACATTTGTCACGCTGTTGATGCCTAACTTATTTGCCAACAAGTTAGGCCAGTTTTTTTCGTCTGCCATACCTTCGGGCATGCCGTATCCAGCGGAAAAACTACACCCGCTAATTAAAATTTTATCAAACTTCATATCAATAATTATACACGAAAATTTTATAAAAATCAAAAAAACAGGCACCGAAGTGCCTGTTGTGAAATGGGCAGTGTTGCCACTACCCAGGAGCTACCGATTAACTGTTCTTCATACATGTACTTACAGCCAGTGCCTTCCAGTTGGTGTCACTGACCTTGGTCAAGTCTGCAAGCTTCATAGCCATACGCAAGCTCATTTCACGTAGTCGTTCTTTGTTCTCGTCCATGAAGTTCAGGATCTCTTCACCTTTTTCTGGTGTAAAGTCATAGTCATTGAACAGTTGTCCTTGACGGAAGATCTGCTTGATACGCAAGAACTTGTCACGCATGGTGTTGAGTGTAAGATCCAAGAAGTGGCAACGACTCTGTAGGGCCTCCAAATGGTCCTTCATCTTCTTGCTCTGCAGGTTGTCAAACTTCAAGTTGGTGATGAAAATACAGCCACCTTTGAAGTCAAACGCATCAGGAACGCCTTCACGACGCAACATGGCACTATCCGAATTCCAGTAGATTCTGCGTTTCTTACCTGAGTCCTATGCGGCCTTGAGAATGTTCAAGCTCAAGTCATCTTGGAACACTGAGTCACAGTCATCAAACACCAACACGTTAGCCGGGTCTGAGTTTTTGTACAAGGTGCAGTAGAGTCCAATCGGAGTCATGGCACCTTTGATGATTTCATACTTGATCTTTTTACCTGTGATGCGTTCAAACAGGCCCGACTTTTCCAACTCGTATTCAACACCATAGCTCTTGCCCACACCAGGAGGGCCTACCACGATCATGGCCCGCACATCGCCTGCGATGGTGGCACGGGTCATTTCTTGCAGGATTTCAAATCGCTGTCCAATACGATCCATGACTTCGTCGTCGGTCTCTACAGTGACCTGGGCAGTTGCCGGGCGATCTGCTATCACACCGTCAGTGACAAACTCTACATCTTCGATTGAATTTACTTTGATACGAACCACTTCGGGCACTTCTGGGCCAAAATATCCATCTGCTTTCACGGTTACATAGCCTCCTCGGGCACCAGTTTGAAAACCCTTGACTAGATTAAAGATCATACCG